CCCATTAACAGACATCTGGCTGTAGTTGATATACAACGCCCCGCCATTAATATTCTCACACCCACACCCGTTAAGAACCACTTCCTTGCAGCTCTCAAATCGATAGGCCCTAGCTGTATTATCGCCAGGGTCTACAATGTTGTCTGCTCCACAAGCGTTAAACACGGAGTAGTTCAATCCTGTAACTACCCATCCCTCTCCAGAGATGTCATGCGCCCAGCAGCTATTGGCTGTAACAGATGTTCCTGCATTAGACGCCCCTGCTGGCAATCCTGCATAAACATCCTTCTTGAAGTGGAATCCAATCTCTGCATCAGAAGCAGCTACACGAGTGAGACTAATCATCCATGCATCAGAGCTTTCCCAGCCCTTATAAGCCCCCTGAAGCCTTAAATCCTCAAATACACATTGAGACACCCTAGGGGCGAACAAAGCCACTGAGCTCTGTCCTACACCCCCAGACATGAAGCTCACCCCCTTAATCGTCACATTGGAACAATATGTCCCATTGGCAGGAGGATAGAGGATGGCTACAGCATCTGTTGTCTCGTACTGATCGAAGATGTTTCCAATAGACCCACTATTACCCGGTGCAAGGCGATTAACCACAATATCTGATAAATCTCTGGCTGTCTTTACAATCTGTGTCCTGAAGCTGCCCTCACCAATAATATTCATATGCTCTTGGATGACCAAGGGCTTAGAAATCAGATACTGACCCCCAGGGATGAATAATGCTCTCTGCTGAGCATGGGCTGTATCAATAGCTTCCTGAATCTTCTCATACTGGTCATCCCCGATATTAGGGACGATATTGAAATCTAAGAAGCTCAGGGGGAATCCTTCTTCTCCCTCAATAGCCTGCACTCTCAAATCAAGGGCATCATACTCATCTTTAAGCTCATAGATGGCTCCCTGTACATTCTCACTGTCTAATGTCTTGTAGGGGTCAAACTGCACAAACTTAGCTTCTGTCTGATCCCCTGTATTAAACACCAAACCATTAATGTCTTTAAGACGTACAGGCTCATGATCGAAGGCAGGAGCTGGAAGATTGTATATGCGCTCCGAATTCATATCCAGAGGGTTATGCATCTCATTAGGCTCACCTTCTGGATTACGCCTATAGAGGACATTCTCATTCAATTCTGTAGCAATTGCTTGGTCATTATCATTAATCTTCTGGAGATTGTACCCAGAGACAACTGAAGGAAGGGTTATTTTAGCCATTATGAGCCTTTATAAGAAGTTTGAGGCCCATGGCCTACATTGTTGTGGAATTGATACAGCTATCCATTTAAATACATAGAGAACAAGAACCCGGAATTCCAATGCACTTTCCTATTTCCCATAATTTCTGTGAGAAAATTTGGAGGGTCAATATGCATACATCGCACTCCCCATTCCCCCCTTATACCGGGGAGGGTGGGAGGGTAGATTCCTAAGATATTGGCCTAAGCAAGTGTCCTAGGGGAGATTTCCTAGGGGGTAATTATGTAATGATCGTTATAGTATGTCTTTACCCTGTTCAGCATCAATCACCGATACTTATGGGGTAGATATCATACATAAGCTGTTGTTATTACTGGGATAGTTGTCTCAGGTAGTATGCTTAGGATAGATGCTTAGGCAGTTGTCTTACTATATACACATCTCCAGCTATCGCTGGCCGCATACAATCCATGCTTAGCAGCATGTCTTGTTGCTTGATGTGGTATGTCTTATTCTGCATCAAGCATTCAGCACCTCATGGTGCTTCATTAGCTTGTCTTAGTTAGATGCTTCAGCAGGGGCAGGGCTAAGCCTGCCTAGTCTGAAGATATATGTATTAAGCTGAATAACGATGATGATTATTCAGTACTTAATATAGTTGCTTTATTGATACTCTTCACAGAGGTTGTTTGCTTACAGTCTGATTGGAGGATATTACGGATAGACATAAGTCTAGACGTAATTCCCCTATGTCCTGACATATGCTTAATAAATAGCATGCTTTGTAGCATGCCTGATTAAGCAGTGATGTCTTACATAGACTGTAATGTCTGCTCTTTATCAGAGCCTTCACAGTAGGCGAAGATTACTATAATGATCTATCCAGGGAAACACGTCATTAACTAGTCGGTGCCTTGGAATATTAAATCCCTGTATTGTTCGTCCCGCAGTATCCTCTTATCCACATATCCTGCTGTCTCGATTCCGCTAGGTTTCTACCTCTCGATATGTAGGGCACTATGTCGATAATCATTCCAGTATCTAGCTTACAAGCAATGATAGCATTGCCAGGTTACCCCATTCCGCATGTTGATAAGACATGCATCGGGTAATACTCACCACTAGATAGCTTCCTGATGTACATAGAATAGACATAAAACATACGTCTACATGTATATAGCCAAGGGGGGAAAGTGTCTTTGCAATTAATTTACACATTGTTACTATTTAGATGTATAAAGTGTTTGACAAACAGGTTTAAAGGTGTAGAATAGGAACCATTGAAGGAACAAACAAACCCAGGAGATTTTCATGTACAAGCAAGAAACAATTAAACTATGGGCCAGACGGTGGACTACATCTTATGGTTGGGTTTGGCAACTGTGCAGGGAGTGTTATGTATCAGATAAAGATGCCTGGCTGAAGTATTGGGTTAGGGATGAACCAACAGTAGAATTTAGATTCTCCAACAAAAAGCCAAAATAAGTATTGACAACCATAAACAGATAAGTTAATATTCAGTTATCGAAACAAACAACACACCGGAGATTATTATCATGAACTCTTACCACGTTACCCTGTATATAGATGGATCACTCAGTACATATCAAGTGTACGCTGATGACCGGGACGAAGCTCAAGAGGAAGTTATACAAGTTATTGAGCAGGTAGGCGGTGTACATGGTGACATTGTATCAATCAAATTAAGAGGGGAATAAAATGGATCAAGTGACACAGTATTACATTGATGGCATCAAAGAGGCCCGCTCTTTCTTTGATAAATACGGGAAGGAAGATGGGTTCAGTATCCAGGCAGAGATTGATAACATCAAGAGTACGTTAAAAGGTTTCACACGTAGCTCTCCAGTTGGTCAGATGCTACAGGGACAGCTAGAGTTCTGGATCAATCAGAAAAACAAACATGTTAAGGGGGATTGAGATGGAATCATTGAACATGTTTCTAGGTAAGGCATGGGTACTGTTTTTCTGGGGGTTCTTCCTTATAGCGGGTATCCATTCAGCATGTTTTCACATAAAACGTATTATCAAAGGTGAGGAGTACAGGCCATGATAGCATTTAAAATCAAGCTGGCTATTCGGGTAGGCGGTAAGACCGAATACATCATTACATGCAGAGTGTCTGAGTCAGCGCATGAAGCTAGTCAATGGGCCTATGATATGTACAGGGACTACGAGATTGTCGGATTGAAGGTTATACCGATTAAGAAATAAGGCTCTACAATCAATTAGTTTGTAATTTGATACCCACGTATAGGGTGATAGTTTTAAACGGCTCTGCGGGGCTGTAATCAAGTTTAAATGGTGTTGTATGACTGTATATGTAGACCAGCTAGGTGATGAACTGTTATTTAAGGGCTATCCCTTGGAATACGATGTAAAGATGGGACAAGTATCTTGGAAGAATATAACTATCGATGTCACTAAAAAAGATATTGATATGTTTATTAAGTGTAGGAAAAACCACAGTTTTAGTAAAGCTTGTGATTTATTTGTAACATTACTAAGAAAAGAGTTGACAAGCCTGATTTAATATGTTCTAATAGCTACATGGATGACAGAACGGCGTATCCCAAAGGGAGATGAGGGTGAAAGAGAAGACCATAATAGACAGAATAATGGATAATATATCTGTTTGCGACAACGGCTGTTGGGAATGGCAGGGCAATAAAACCAGAAACGGTTATGGTAGAATACATTACGAAGGAAGGAAACAGTTTGTACATAGGATAATGACCCCGGGAAAACCTACTGAAGAAGAGCCTTACTCGCTACACTCTTGTGATAATCCGGCATGTTGTAGACCAGAACATTTATCTTGGGGAAACAACAGCAGGAACACCAAAGAGAAGAGGGATAGATTAGGTACTCACGCGAGCCAGAAGATCACTCGAGAAGATGCTTACAAGATTAAGTTCTTAGAGAAAGGCCTTCAAAGAGAAATAGCGGATAGATATGGAATAAGCCAAATGCAGGTGTCCCTAATACGAGCGGGTGGGACATGGAGGGATTTAGAATACGGCGAATACAAGTAATTATCCAACAGATTTAAAAATAGATTGACAATATTTAATATTAGCAGTATAATACAAACATCTTACTTAATTAATACCAGGAGAATACTATGGTTTGGGTTAACGGATATTATATTTGGTATAACGACATGAGAAACGCATGGATCGTGCAGGACGGGGTGGAGATTGTAAAGCAATACAAACATCTTGGTCACGCTAAAAATTACGCCAGCAATCACTAGGGGAATCACCATGAAAATCACAGTAACAGAATCAATCTTCCGTAACCAATTTGAAGCAATGGGACGTGGAGATCAGTTTTCACATAAGGCATTGGGCTGGCTGTTTGATATGCTGGATGATTTTGACAACGAAAACGAAGAGCTTGATGTTATTGCAATCTGCTGTGACTTCAATGAATTAAAGATTGAAGATGTACGATCAGAATATGATGTACCAGAGGATCAAGATGTAATTGATTACCTGGAAGAGAATACATTTGTTGTTAATTCAGATGATGAAACTGTAGTGTTTCAAGCATTCTAAGGAAATATTATGATTATACAATCTAAAGATTTCGGGGCGTATACAGTGGAGTTGCAAGCTAACACACTACTAGGCCATGACATATACACATTGCTTGTGTACAATCCAGTGAGCAAGGCTATCTACTTAGCAGATCAGAGTTTGTTTATTGATAGGCTTGCTAAATGTTATGATAGTTTTACACAGAACCGGGTTAGACATTGGGAGATGAAGTGAGTGAAAAATTTGTATTGATATCAAAAGAACCATCTAATCGGAAAGAAGAGAGAAGGATTGAACTTTTGCGCCATAAGGTAATTGACTCAAACGACCCTTGGGATATGCAGGAATTCTATAAAGCATGCGCGAAATGGTTTCAATCTAGGCACCTGCATGCTGTAAAAGAGATGGATTATGTAAAGGATAGAAATGGATGAACAAGAAATCAGAGATGCATTACACAATGGATTAACAGTCTGCTGGGTGAGAGATGATTTTGTAGTGAATTACGAAACCAAGGGTAATCTAAGGGTGTATCACGAAAACGAGATTAGACAGAAATGGGCGAAGGAGATTGTAGATTTTAATAGCTCATTCTTTTATATCAAGAAATGAGAGTGTTCAACACAGGGTATTAGATGCTCTAGTATCCTGAAATGAATGCTTTAAACAGAGACGCCAGGGGACTGTATAAATCCCCGGAACCGGAACGAAGTCACCGAGTAATCTTGGGAGGTGATGGATCTGCGAGCAAGAGGTAGCCTTTGAAACAGGGCTAATAAATATACCTGTTATCACGAGCGGGGCTTATTCACCTGCTCATAACATTAACCTAGGTTGAATGTGGAAAATATAGTGTTTTGGGGTAAGAATTAAACAAGTAGCAGGTATATTTATTATCCGTCCGTATCTCACCCGCCTTCTAAGCGGGCGTTAATCGAGTAAGCGGAGTATGGGGGTTCGAGTCCCTCCGGACGGGCCATACATATCGTAATAGTTTTCTTAACAGCCATCGGAGGCTAATATGTCAGCACTAAGTTATATCGTTAACAGTTTGGATGATGTCGGAGCATTGAAGATTGTAAATCGCAAGGGAGTGTACACTTGCTCGCTGCCAGGGAATAAGACTAGGACATTTCGTCGTGTATATCTGAATGGGGCTGAATTGCCTGTATATGTGGAGACACGGAAGGGGCGGGTATGAACACAGACCTTGAAAACCAATTTATCAAGACATCCCTGGAGATATCTAAGCTACGGGATTTAGTCTGGCGAGACGGTACAGAGGAACAGGTGTGGTTTCTTCGTCAAGTGATGGAGAGCTTACATTTCATGAAGGAACACATCCAGAATAACCCGGAATTCCGGGGCAATCAACAGGAAGAGGTGGGATAATGAATCAAAGACATAAGTGGGCAGATGTGATAATTGCCTGGGCGAATGGGGAGCCAATACAGGTAGAACAAGAGTCGGGAAAATGGAAGGATTATGGGGTTTCCCCAATATCGCCAATGTTTTCTCCAGCACTAAATTATCGCATCAAGCCCCGCACGATCAAGATTGGCGATATGGAAGTGCCGGAGCCTTTGCGGGAGTTCCCGGTGTTTGGGGAGAAGTATTACCTGCCGTACATTACAGGAGACGTACTGTTTTGCGACATCGTGTGGCAGAATATGCCCGTTCAGAATAACGCTTATAAGCGGGGACTCATTCACCTAACACCAGAAGCCGCCATATCCCACGCCAAAGCGCTTATCGCTGTTTCTGGAGGTAAGGTATGACAATCTTTTTATCTTCCTTGGGATATGCCGTATTGGTCCTGATTGTGGGTGCAATTATTGCAGCATTTCTTACCGCAGTTATTAAATAATAGTAGCACAGGGCAGGAGTGCCCATTGGAGAATATTATGAAAAGAGTATTTATGATAGCATTCTTGTTCCTGGCTGCATTCAATGTACAGGCTCAGGAAACATCCCTTAAACTGGCATGTGAGACAACTACCAAATACATTGTACAGGCTTATCTCCTAGGAGTGGAGAGGGGAATACCAGTGCAGGAGAGCTTCGATAAGATGCTTCAGAAAGAGGATGTCAGAAAGAATATGATGGTGCATAGTATGATGACCCATTACTTCCCTCTGGTGTTCACAGAGAGGTTGATTATAACCCGGAATTCCACCGAAATCATGAATAATGTAGCAGTTCCTGTCCTACAGGCTTGTTACACTGACCTGCCTACATGGGCTAAATTCTTTGATAAAGTATTGGTGATGAAATGAAACCTAAGTTTATTTATAACCCAGGCAAGGTCGAAACGGCGCCCAAGGGGGCTTACGGAAAGAGGGTTCAGGTTATAACTAGAGATGGTGTAAACTTTACGCTTAGCTTGCCCGCGAGGAATTACTACTGGGGAAATGACGGGAACTATTATAACATCATAGCATACCGAATTATTGAGGATAAATCATGAAACCCCTTCTCTGGAATTGCATTACACTAATAGCGGGGACCTTAGCTGCTCTGTCAATCACTGTGTACATTCTAGCAGCAGCTGCCTTTCCTTTCGTAGTAATTTATAAACTTATTTGGGGATGAATATGACTGACATTCAAGAACTTATTAAATCCTATCGTAAGAGTGCCACATATTGGCAGATTGATGCTGAGATGTCCTTTGCTCAAGCCCTCCTGAAGGCTCGTAATGAATTGTCCCTGAAGGATAAGGAGATGGCAGAAATTATTGGGTGCTCTGAGAAACATCTACAGAGTATTTATGACTACGAGGCAGAGCTTGAATTGATCCACATGATAAGCATTGCCATGAAGATAGGTAAGAAGGTGGTTATCTCCCTGGAGGATGTGGAATGAAATCTCCTGAGTTTGATGTAGAAATAAGAATGCCCTTCTGCCCCTTTACCTTAGTCACAAGCAAGAGGGGGCTCAAGAAGGTATTCAAGAGCTTGAATGTAGAGGCTGACCCTGATAAGCATTGGTGTGATGTGGGAGCAGGTAACACCCTTGAGCTGGTAATAGGTGGTGCTAACCTGTACATAGTAACACTGGATATTGAAAACCATGATAGCTTTCCCGGCTCTCTCGCACTCCTCGTACATGAGTGCGAGCATGTCAAACAACATTATTTTAAATGGGCGGGACAAAAGAAACCTAGCTCGGAATATGAGGCCTATGTGATACAATCGATCTTTCTTAGCCTCTATCCCACATTTGCTAAGGGATGGGATAAGAAACTGAAGCAAGATCAGGAGAATGTGCTGTGAAATACATCGAATCAAAGCCAAATGGCGACGGGACTATAACCCAGCAGGATTTAAAAGAGATTTTGTATTATGACCCGGAAACCGGACTTTTTACATGGAAGTCTTTTAGGGGATTCAAAGCCAAACAGGGCTCTATCGCAGGAAACAAGAAAACAGATGGTTACGTAAAAATTACACTACTGGGCAAGAAGAGATCAGCGCACCGACTTGCTTTCTTGTATATGACAGGTTCAGTACCAAAACAAGTGGATCATATAAACGGGTTAAGAGATGATAACCGATGGTCTAATCTTAGGGCGGCCACTGGGCCTGATAACAACCGAAACCAAGGTATGCGGTCTGATAATAAATCAGGAGTTAAGGGGGTTTGCTGGTTGAAAGATAGATGTAAATGGGTTGCTCAGATAGAGGTATTGGGAAGAAATAATGTAATCGGCTACTTCCCCGACCTTATTGGTGCTGAATTAGCAGTACGTAAAGCTAGAGAAGAACTTCACGGAGAATTTGCAAATCATGGCTAAGTATATTGAATCTAAGTTGAACCCGGATGGAGTGACTTTTGACCATACGGAGGTTCGGGCGGCTTATACTGGGAACTCCACGATATTTTATAGGGGAGGACGAGAAAAGGAATACAAGATTATCCCGATTCCAGTTTGGCTTAATAACCTTCAATATAAGGTGGAGGTTGCAGACACCTACGGAATCCACGAATCATCCTCTACCCTGCGCGAAGGTGGCCCGGCGGTTGCGGAAATGCTTCTGGATAGGATTAAGGAGTTGGAGGCTGCACTGTCAGAGTTGGCAGACTGGGCATATTATGAAGTAGGGGCGGACGAAGACCTAACACCAGGGCTTACAGAGGCGCGTAAATTACTAAACAAGGAGCAGAAATGACAAGAGAACAGTTAGAAAAAGCAATGCGTGAGGCATACAGACTGGGACAGGTGTACTGCGAACAAGCCGATAGCGAATATGTAAGCCACAACCGTAAATCAGAACAAACCGCGATTAAATTCGAGTCGCTTGTTGATGACACTATTAAATCAATTTGGGAACCAAAATGAATATTGATAATTTAGAAAAGCTGGCTATGGAGGCAACGCCGGGGCCGTGGGTTACAAACCATACAGGACACATCGGACCTATGCAGTCAGACGGTTTTGTATATAATCTTGGGGAAATATACAATTCTGAGGATAAGTATTTTATCGCCGCCGCAAACCCCGCCGCTATTCTGGAATTGATCAGCATTAATCGGGAGTTGGTTGCTGCGCTTGAGCTTCAAGTGAATTTTGATGAGCACGAATATAGCAGGCAGGTTGTAGATAATATTTCTCTTCGTGTTCTCGACAAGATAGGTAAGACAATTAGCTCTGGTTCAGATTACACATCACCAGAATTGGATTTAGAACTTACAGATGACGCGATAAAACTAGCCTTAATGGCGTGGTTTGATAATAAAACCACCGACGAGGATGCTATGAGGGAAGCGATTAATGCATCAATAAAAAGGAGCAAACAATGAGTGAATTTAAATATGTACCGGTTGAGATATTAGATCGCTTCCCGGAACTCAACATGAGCAACTATGGTCCGGATGACGTAGACGAACTCAATGCATGGGGTATTGAACTGGTGCTTGCCGAAGCCCCCACTCAGCCATCCCCCGCCGAATTCGATAAGGAACCGATACTTACTCAAAAGGGTGACATCAGATTTATGGATGGTGTCTGGTGGCTATGTACAGACCCAGATATAAACCGGTGGATCAGTGCGGGAGAACCATCTACGATGGAAGCGGTGCGCAATGCGGCGCTAGACGAGGCTGCTAAGATTCCGCGTCAATATGCGGAGCAGTTGGATGCCGGCATCTTTGGCGCTAGATTTCCCGAGGCGACAACCCACATTTTTAACGCCAGCACAAATATGGCCGACAAAATTCGCGCCCTGAAATCCCAGCCAGCCCAGCCGAGCGATAGTCAAGCGGATGTTTCGGATGTAGAGAAGGACGCGGCTAAGTATCGCTGGTTGCTTTCACAGATGCAGGTTGGATCGGTGAGTACTATGTTGCCCTTATATCGTACAGCGCACTGGATTGGTTACGAGCCGTGCGCTGATGTAAAAGACGTAGATAGTGCCATTGAAACAGCAATGCGCGCACAGGAGGGGTAATGACACAAGCCAAAGGAAAGGTATTCATTGATGTCGAAAAGGGGGTTCACGGAGGTTACTCCCTCTATGTAGGAGATAAGGATTCTGGACACAGGATCGCTGGCAACAAACCATTTGGGGGAAGTTACACCATCCATCGGTTTGAAATTGATGCTAACGAATTAATAGAGATCGCAAAGAAATACGGGAGGATTAAATGAGAGATTACATATCGGATTCATGTGATGATTCTTATAGGCAGGGGTGGCTAGAGTGTGCAGCATGGGCGGAGAGGGATGATCTAGTAGCAGATATAGATAGTCCTGCTTATATAGGGCTGAGAAACTTTAGAATTCAGACTATCAAGGATTTATTGAGGATTATGTTAGATCAACCGTTACCACCTACAGAAGAGCAGCCATGACACCCCTCCCCCACATCCCGCTCCCCTATGAATACATCGACCCACGGGGAGTTAAATGGCATCCGTATGAAGTGATATTCGATACGCCAGAAGGGGAATTCGGAATGCACTTATACGCGATTAACGATGAACACGCCGCCGCAATGCTTCAGGACTTGAAGGAAACCGGGCGGATTAGCGGGCAGACGATAAATCAGTACTCCGAATTTAAAGAACCAGACGAGGAATAATTATGACGACAGATACGATTAGAGAAAAGTTTGAGGCGTGGTTTGACAATAACACAATGGGTTGGACGGAAGAAGATAAAGTCCTGAGCCGTGTGACGTGGGAAGATGCCTACCAACAAGGCCAGCGCGACCTGATCGAGGCGATGGAGCAATACACCACGATCATGAAAGACGGGACGCCACTCTACCGCCTACCAGAGGACACGCAGAAATGACAGATGATGAAATTGTAGACAAGGTGTTCACATGTATGGAGGAGGGAGGAACGGCATTCGGGCTTAACCCCCAAGAGTGGACAGAGCTAGTGCTAGATTGGCTAGTGAATAATATAGACCTCTCCTCTGCTCATTACACATTCCTGTTTTCTAAGGAGACATGTAGGACGGCCTTGAAGGGGAGGGTGAGAGCACGTATGGTAGACTATGTGAGAAATCTGATTGATAATGCAGATCGTGATAGCATTGAACAATGGGGAGTTGTAGATGAGTCATAAACTAGCTAAGAAGACCCGTAAGTTAATGAAAGCCTGGGGTAGGGATTTTAGGCAAGCGGAGTATTCTGAGATAATCCCTCCCTATACTAAACTTGGGTTTACAGTTACCAACACAATCCGTTTAGGAAATTGTGACAAGCTGCTGTATAAAATGTATAAGAAACGATTCGAGGATGGGAATGTCATCAACGTGTATTGAGAAGATTGAATGTCCTAAATGCGGGTCTAGTGACGGGAATCAAGTATTCCATAGCGAGAAGGATGGCTATACTTCCTACTGCTTCTCTTGCTCCACGTACGATGGGGACCCGTATCGGGATAAACCAAAGGATTACAAACCTGTTAAAGTGGGCAAGACAGCAGAGCAGATAGCACAGGAGCTAAAAGAGATTGGGCAGTATCAGACTAAAGACCTACCTGATCGTAAGCTGAAGAAAGGTAGTCTGGAATACTTTGGTGTTAAGACAGGAGTATCGGAGTCGGATGGACAAACTGTAGTATCGCATTTTTATCCGTACACCAAGAACGAAGAGATTGTAGGATATAAGGTTAGAATCGTTGAGGGTAAAAAATTCTTTAGCCTAGGCACCATGAAGGATGTGGATGCCTTTGGATGGTCACAAGCTAAGCTGACAGGATCACGTAAGCTGTTCATCACTGCTGGGGAGATCGACTGCTTATCCCTCTTCAAGATACTGAAGGACTACCAAAGAGGGACACAATATGCTAATGACGATCCTGCTGTAATCTCTGTCCCCAAGGGGGAGGCAGGGGCTGCTGAATTCATCTCTAAGAATTACAGTAAGTACTCTAAGATGTTTAAAGAGATTGTGTATATCGGAGATCAAGATGAACCCGGTAAGAAAGCTGCAAAGGAAGTATCTATCCGTTGTCCAGGAATTCTTACAGTAGACCTCCCTGTTAAAGACATATCTGAGGGATTGGTTAAGGGGATTAGCAAAAGAATCGCGCAAGCGTGCCTATTTCAATCAGCTCCCCCTAAAAATACAAGGGTTATCTCCGCCACTTCTTTGTACGAAGAAGCCTTGAAACCACCTGAATTCGGTTACCCTTATCCGTGGAAGGCACTGACCAAGATTACACGAGGTATTAGGCTGGGGGAATCAGTCTATTTCGGCTCTGGTGTTAAGAACGGTAAGTCAGTGGTGGTTAATGCCCTGGCAGCTCATGCCATAACGAATCTGGGGTGGAGTGTAATGTTGGTTAAGCCAGAGGAGCAGGTGGCTAAGACGTATAAAATGGTGGCAGGGCAAGTGGCAGGAGTGCCTTTTGATAACCCTGAGATTGAATTCAACAGGTCTGCTTTTGACTCGGCTGTCAAAAAGATAGGGGATAAGCTATTCCTCCTAGATGCTTATCAAGAGATTTCTTGGGGTACATTGAAACAGGATATTATCTACGCGGCCTCTCAGGGGGTTAAGATGGTAGTCATCGATCCAATCACCAACTTAACCAACAAGTTAGATGCAGCCACTGCTAACACAGAGCTTCAAAGCATAGCTCAAGAGATATCCAGCTTAGCTATGGATTTGCAGATAGCAGTGTTTTTATTCTGCCATCTAAAATCCCCCGATAGCGGTCCTCCTCATGAACGTGGGGGAAAAGTATTATCTCACCAGTTTGCCGGGAGTAGGGCTATGATGAGGAGTTCTAACATCATGATCGGCCTTGAGGCCAATCGTGACCCGGACCTCCCTGAAGAGCAGAGGAACTTACGTAAGTTAGTAGTACTGGAGAACAGAGAAAGTGGGGAGACAGGTGTAGTGAATCTGTCTTGGAGCAAGAGTACCGGATTGTTTACCGAATATGAGGAACTATGATTACACAAGATAGGTTAAAAGAAATACTGCATTACGACCCAGAGACGGGAGTATTCACCTGGCTAGTGAGCCCCAGCCAAGGTACCAAGAAAGGAAAGGTAGCCGGACATGACCATAAATCTTCCGGTTACAGGGTTATCGCCATAAAACGGAAATTGATACCCGCTCACAGATTAGCATTCCTATACATGACCGGATCAATCCCTGAATTTGTTGATCACATTAACATGATTAAGTTGGACAATCGTTGGGTTAATCTCCGACCAGCTACTAAGAGTGAAAACAATAGAAATCAGAAGTTAAGGAAAGATAATAAATCAGGGGTGAAGGGGGTTAAGTGGAACAAGGCCAATAAGAAGTGGCAGGTTCAGATCACGGTAAATGGTCACCGCATGCACTTGGGGCTATGGGATGATTTAGAGGCAGCAGAGCTAGTATCAATTCTCGCAAGAGAGAAGTATCACGGGGAGTTTGCTAACTATGGTTAATCTTGAGCAGTTCTACACAGACAATCGCAGGTCATACATCAGTCGCCTTAACAAGTGGATCGGTCAATCGTCCGCAGAAGATTGTTTTCAAGAGGCCATTACGAGAGTGATGGAGAGATGGGAATTGTTCTCTGAGTATGATGAAGAGCAGTTTGAATATAAGTTTTATGGGGTGTTACGGAACTGCGTTAGGGATGAGCGGAATGCTTTACGAGGAACCTATTACGAATCTATTGATGAGTTCCAACACCCTTGTGAAGACATTCACATTCACAAACCTACGATGTACAATGAAGTTGTGTTTGCAATCGAGAAGGAAGAGGATGCAACAGTAAAAAAATCCTAGACCTTTTCTTGTTGCAGGGCTACACTATAAAACAGATTGGCAGTGTAGTGGATATGACATACTTTCGGTGCTACCGGACCATCGAAAAGTTTCGGAAAAGGTTGAAAGGCCGGTTAATAAAGGAATAGGGTTATCATGAAAAAGGTTTATGTCGGTGACTTGGAGGCGGATAATCTCCTCGAGGATGCTACTAAGATACATTGTGGAGTGTTCTCTTCATTGGATGGAAAGGATGTAAAGTTCTTTGGTCCTGACGAACTTGATTCAATGATAGCTTTCTTAGAGACGTGTGATGTACTCATCTTTCATAACGGTATTGGTTACGACTTCCCCTTGATGGAGAAGATTTTAGGCTACAGTTACAAAGGAACTAAAGTAGATAGTTTGCTTATGAGTCGGTTGTTAAACCCCAACAGGGTATTACCACCTAATGCAGAAGATAGGTCAGCAGGACCTCACTCCCTTAAATCCTGGGGATACCGAGTAGGGATTAGTAAGCCAGACCATGAAGACTGGAGTGTTTTCTCTCCTGAGATGAAGCACAGATGTATTGAAGATGTCAAGATTAATGTACTAACTTACCATGCCCTATTGAAAGAGGCTAAAGAGAGCGGAGGGGGATGGGGCAATGCCTTTAAACTTACTTTTAAACTCTTCGAGAACCTACAGAAGCAAGAGCAGTATGGCTGGAGGTTTGATACACCATATGCTACTAGGGTGGTAGAGCAGCTAGAGAGAATGGTGGCTAGGATTGATAAGTTGATTGATGATCAAATCCCTGTCATCCTAGAAGTAGATGAGACAAAACTCAAGGGAGAATACGCTTGGGTTAAGAAGCCATTCCTGAAGAGCGGTAATTACTCAGAAAGCGTAGAGACATGGTATGAGCGTACACAGCTCTCTAGGGACGATGTACAGGTTTGGGGACCCTACACTAGGGTGTCTACCAGAAAACTTAACCTGAACTCTCTGGACGAGACTAAGGACTACCTGCTAGAATTGGGGTGGGTGCCTGAAGAGTGGAACTTCTCTAAGAAGACCGGGGAGAAGACAAGCCCTAAGATTGGTCAGGACGAGGAGTTTGAGGGGTTGGATACAGGGGTAGGAAGGTTCCTAGCTAAGAGGTTTCAATGTAGGCATAGAATCAGTAATATCCAAGGGCTGATTAACATAGTTAGACCAGACGGACGTATCTCTGCCTCTATTGCATCCTTGGCAGTGACAGGAAGGGCTAAGCACAGAGGGATTGTGAACATCCCTGGGGGAGATTCCTTCATGGGCAAGCAGATGAGGAAGATGTTTATAGCATCAGAAGGTAAGGTGTTAGTATCTGCTGACTCATCAAGTAACCAGCTAAGACAATTAGCAGCACGAATGGGAGATGATTCCTACAAACATACAGTTATTTACGGGAGTAAAGAGAAAGGTGATGATGTATATTCAGTTAACGCCAAGTTGGCAGGACTTAAGAGCAGGGCTCAAGGAAAGACTTTCACTCTTGGGGTGTTATTCGGTTCAGGAGATGCTAAAACAGGTAAGATTGTTGGTGGTTCCACAAAAGAGGGTAAGAAACTCAAAGAGAACTACTATAAAGCGTTGCCAGCAGTTAAGCGATTGCTGGATGATCTAAATAAAGAGTGGGATAAGACAGCCAAGACTAAGTTCAATCCCAAGTTTAATCGTATGGAGAAGTATGGGGGATGGATTAGGGGGCTTGATGGAAGACCTATCCATATCGACTCCAACCATAAACTCCTAGTGTTCATGCTCCAATCTGATGAAGCAATACAGATGTCTGCTGCATACAACATGATGTGGAAAAGATTGAGCAGAAGGTTTGAATATGGTGTACAATTCGGAGTAGTGTGTTTTTATCACGATGAATACACTGTAGAATGTGATCCAGAGATTGCAGAGGAAGTGAAGCAGATCATGGAGGATTGTATCCGTGATGCTGGAGAGTTCTTTAAGATAGATTGCCCCCATAAGGGTGAAGGTAAAATTGGTAACAACTGGTGGGATGTCCACTAAACATTTATAGGAAATTAAACAATGAGTTTGAATGCAAAGAAAGTAGCAGGCGGTAATTCAGATAGCAAATTTAAACGTGCTGAGCCACTGGAAGCAGGTAGCTATCCTGCCCGAGTGGTACAGATTCTTGATCTAGGTGTACAGGTACAGCGGCCTTTCAAGGGAGAAGCTAAACCTCCTTGCCAAGAGATTAACATTACATATGAGCTTGCCGATGAGTTCATGAAAGATGAAGAAGGGAATGACATTGAGGATAAGCCTCGTTGGGTGTCTGAGATGATTCCTCTGTTCAATCTGAAGGCAGAACGGGCTAAGAGCACACAGCGATATAAAGCTCTTGATCCTAATGATGACTTCGATGGAGACTTCACTCAGCTAGTGGGCTTGCCATGTAATGTAACTATCGTTCAGTCTGTCAGTAAGACTAACGGCAATACATACAATAATGTAGCAGGCATCACCTCTATGCGAGAGAAGGATGCTAAGCGTATGCCTGAGTTGGTGAATCCTAGTAAGGTGTTTGTGTTGGACGATCCAGACATGGAAGTGTTTAGTTCTTTGCCTCAGTTTATTCAGGATAAGATTACATCCAATCTGAATTTCCAAGGATCTAAGTTGCAAGCCCTACTGGCTAACTCAGATGCAGGAAGTACAGACAAGGAAGAAGCTGAAGAGGAAGCCCCTAAGAAATCTCCTGCTAAGAAGGCAGCACCTAAACTGGCAGAGAAGTCTGAAGCACCTGCGTGGGAAGATTCAGACGAAGACGATAGCTCCCCCTACTAACCCAAAATGGGTACAATCGTGCCCAATATAGGAATGATATGTTAGCTCTATTCGATGCAGACTACCTCTGCTACAATGTAGCATTCGCAGCGGAGGCAGCAGAGAAATATAAGGCTCAGGAGCAGGGGAGGGGGCCTCACCCCCCTTCCTGGGAGACAGTTAGCAGTATGTTGGAGCAGAGGATAGAGCATTGCATGCACGAGACAGAGGCTACAGATGCTAAATTCTACCTAAGCTCTAAGACAAACTTCAGAGACAAGATTAGCACTACAGGGTATAAGCTAGATCGTGGGGAGAAGCCCTCACAATATGCTAATCTAAGAGCAGTGATGCTAGGATTGTATGGGGGCATTATCGAGGAGGGGCTGGAAGCAGATGACTGTATGGCTATCCAAGCCTCTCTCAATCCAGATGATAGTATTATTATCGGTCCTGATAAAGACTTGTGGCAAGTGCCTTGTTGGCATTATAGATACGAGACAGGTAGGATTAGTAGCCTAGGGCCATTCAAGGCAGAGAACTATGGTCATTTTGAATACAAGGGCAGTAAGTATTTTGGATATGGAGATAAGATGTTTTTATCTCAGTGCCTAATGGGGGACCCTGTAGACTCAATAGTTGCTCTGGCTGGCGTAGGGCCTGCTAAAGCGTTTAAACTCCTCTCCCCTACCCAGACATACGAGGAAGGGTTAGAGGCTGTTGTAGGGGCTTACAAGGGCTTCTATGGGGATGAATGGGAGACTAAGCTAACTGAGAACGCCCAGTTGCTTTGGATGACACGAAGACTTAATGAGGATGGGAGTCCGGTATTATGGAAACTATAGGCGGTATTATTGGGAAATGCCTTACGGAGTACCTAACTTGGTTCTCTAGGGCAGCAGGAGTGCTTATAGCAGCTAAGATAATGGGATTATTCTGATGATCTTTGATGACGAAGTTAAATTCATCGGTGTTTACGTCCTAGGTGAGCAGAAACATGCTATAGTGTTCGACCACGATGGGGAAAGGATGGTGGAGCTTATCTTTGAACATCTAGAGGATGGGTCTGTAGCTCCTATCGACGTATTGGAATGCATCTGTGAGGCAGAATGTCTTGAGGAATGTAGATGTGGAGCTTGGGCTAGACGAGGAGTGTTGCATTGAGGAACAGTTGGAACGGAGGTGCCTGGACAGCAGCTAGGTTTAATAGCTTCATCAAGTCTGCTCTAAGGTCTGCCTCTAGGAAATGGCCTCCTAAATACACCTGCCTCAATAATTCTTGTGTAGGAACTATGGAGAACAAAGCCACAGGGAGGCAAGCTAAGCATTACAAGTGTGCCAGTTGTGGTGGCCTATTCCCCGCTAAAAGTGTGCAGGTAGATCATATCAAACCTGTTGTACCCATAGGATGGGACGGAGATTGGAATGTCGTAATTGATAATATGTATTGCGAGATTGACAATCTTCAAACTTTGTGTAAAGATTGCCACACAGATAAAACCAAACAGGAACGTTTAGAAAGGAAGAGGAAATGAAAATTGAACTCGGTAAGACATATGTAAGCCGTCAGGGGCAGTGCGATAAAATCGTAGAGGAGGTTGAGAACCCCATATTTGATTGGCTATTTCGAGGAGAAGGTGGCCTATATTACTCTGGAGAAGGTAAGGTGTTCCCCAACCGTCCCTGGGAGCATGATTGTGACTTGGTGAGAGAATACTTTGAGGAAGGGGAAGAAGTGGAGGACATGGTAAACTCCCCCTCACACTACACTCAAGGATCGGTAGAGTGCATTGATGCTATCCAGTCTTCCTTGTCTCCCGAAGAGTTTAAGGGATACCTCCGTGGAAACATCCTGAAGTATATGTGGCGCACCAATCATAAGGGCGGTAAGCAGGATTTGGAGAAATCTTTGTGGTATCTGAATAAACTAATTGGAGCAACTGAGTGAGTAAGAAATTTATCCTAGTACTTCCCGATGCTCAGGTCAAGCCTGGAGTAGACATCTCCCACCTAGAATGGATGGGGAAATACATTGTCAAGAAGCGTCCTGACATCATCGTCAATATCGGGGATTGGGCTGACATGGAAAGCCTCTCCACTTGGGACATAGGTAAGAAGAGTTTTGAGGGGCGTAGGTACAATAAGGACATCGAGGCAGCTATCCATGCACAGGAAGTTCTTCTAGGGCCTCTACGGGCCTTACAGGAGCGTCAGAGAGCTAATAAGAAGCGTGTGTATTCTCCTCGTATGGTATTGACACTTGGCAATCATGAAAATCGTATTGACAGGGCCATTGAATCTGATTCAAAATTAGATGGGCTTATTTCTACGGATGATTTAAAATACAAAGAGTTTGGTTGGGAAGTACATAAGTTCCTAGACGTAGTGATGATTCAGGGGATTGCATTCTCTCATTACTTCTGCACAGGGGCTATGGGAAGACCTTCTAGCTCTGCCCAGGCTCAATTGAATAAGCAGCATCTAAGTTGTATTGCAGGACACCAACAGGGCTTACAGATTGCTACGGGTAAGAGGGCAGATGGTCAGCTTATGACTTCTATTATTGCAGGGAGCTTCTATCTTCATGAAGAGGACTATCTAGGCTCTCAGAGTAATGTACACTGGAGAGGGGCATTAGCTCTTCATAATTGTGAGAATGGGCATTTTGATTTGAACTTATTGCCTATGTCCTATCTAAAATCTAAATACGGGAAATGAAATGGAATTTATTAAATCAATCAACGAATTCAGCGAATACATGTATAACCTTATTGAAGGGAATAAGGGTAAAAGTGTTTTAAAGTCCATCGTGTTGATCTACGGACTTATGTTAGGTCTGGTGGGTATCGGTCTGTTAGGTACACTGGTGTCAACAGTGTTCATCCCGTTTCTTCTGGTAAAGAAGCTATTAAAATGATTAGAAACTTCGTACACGAGATAGGGTCCTCCCTCTTGATGGGGGAGTGGGTAGGTTTTGAGAATACGGTAGATGATTGCCTAGGCCCCCAAGAAGAGTTCCTTCTAATGAACAAGGGGTTAGTATTCGATGGCTATTACTTCTACCTGATGGGTAAGAGATTGGATACCAACCTTACTTGCAAGGAAGTAGAAGTGTTGAGTGAAACCTTCCTTTTGATCAGAGATAGATATTATCTGGACAATCCTACAGAAGATGTGTTAGAATTAGCAGGGAGATTTGGTGGAATCGCAGCAAAGGGTAAAGAGTAAAGGTGTCTACCGATTCACAGAGTCTTATGGCAGATTTGCCAAGGGATATGTAGTGAGGGTTACAGAGGTAGGTGAAGATTATGTAGTTATCCTCGGGGACAAGTTCCCCTTGGATGTACCGATTAAGGAATGTGATGACTAAAATAGAAGAGATGTTTCATAAGTTTTTTGATGGAGAGGATACCTACCCTTCAGACTTAATAATATTTACAGCAGGTTGGCAAGCATGCATCCAACATGAGAAAGATCAACTGGCTAAGAGCCTAGCAGAGTTTGACAATGACGATAATGATTGTGGATCAGGAGGATGTATCCTATGAATGAACTAGATAAGGCTTTCCAAGAGGCCATGAAGAAATACCAATTCACAGCCTATTCAGGGAGAATCTATATGGACATGAAAACTATGTTTACAGAGGGGTATAACCATGCCCATGAAGAGATGGGATTGTGGGAACGCCCCTCTGAACAGGACTTCGGGGTTATTGAGAAAGATCAGGACCTCGGGCAGACACCTAAACAATTGGAGCTATTTTGATTGACTTCAACTACATCATAGACAAGCTAGGGGAATGGGTGCAGCAGAGTAATGATGCATTCTCTAAGCTAGGGCTTAATATCTACCTGGGGCTAGGGGATGATGACGATAGATGCGTAACAACGTATGTTGTCTTCCTATTCTTAATTCTTTTATTCTTGTAAGGAGAACGTTATTTACACAGTATACTTTGAATGCTCTAAACCTAATGGAATCATCTCCGGGACAGTGATGTTCAGCACTTCAGAGGCAGCTATTAAGTTCTCTGATGAATTCAAATCCCTTGATGGGGTTGCATCAGCCAATCGTAAGACCATTATCATTGGAGAGCCGGAGGATACACTATGAGGATCGAAGCAGGGGTGTTCCACCTAGAAGGCAACACTTGGCGGTACGAATACGGAGATTCAGAAGGAACACATATTATCGTATTCACAGCAGAGCCAGGGGTTAAACCAAAGATTGGTGATAGCATTGAGGCAGGGGTACACGTACCATTAGTGGGCTATATCATCAACGGAGATACAAGTAAGTGGGATAACAAGTGGGAAGACGAAGGAACCTACTATGGCAACGATTGAAGACCTAATCCACCCCGATTACAAGGAAGTGTATGACGCTATGGGGAATGATGCATATTTCAATGGTTCCCTTGGTGTTCTAGTTAATGAAGCAGAATCCTTTGGTGTAGCTAAGGCAGCAGTTAATGTCTATCTGTCTATGCTAAAGGATGTGGGGGATTTTAATAGAGTGGATTACATCTCCTACTTGGAGACAGTTATCCTAACCCTACCAGATTTACAACGTGCCTTACGAAAGAGATAGACAAAATAATGCCCCGATATCCTTTACAGGACTCGGGGCTTTTTCGTTTACGAGCTTACTTCTGGTGTATTACAATCTACTGTAGCGTATACGTCTCCACTGACAGCAGAACTAAGGACAACAGGGACAGATGTAGAGCCTGCTGTAGCTGCAAAGCATGCTGATACTGGTGTAGGTGCAGCAGCAGCGTCTAGGGGGTTATTCACCCCTACAGATACATATCTCTGAGGGATACCTCCCCAAGGGAGCACATTAGAGAAGTCGAAGGTAACAGTGGTTGCTTCACTTCCTACAGCGATGGTTTTCTTCAGGATAGCTTCCGATTGAGTTCTCTTGACAATATTAGAATAACTATTGCCGTGCCAAGTGATCTCTCGGAAGGAGGTGAGGTCCAGAGAACCACCAGAGCCTGTAGGAATGATCACACCGTCTGCTGCATTATACGGGACGATCGAACCCTGTTCACCCCCTCCGTATACGTTCTTAAACACATTACCTACTACAGAGATACGGCTTACCAAAGCATTAGTTGTATAAGGAGACAACACTACGAAAGCGTTGGTAGGTTCCCTTGATACACTAGTGAACTGATTCCCTGAGATGGTTACTCCACCACCAATAGGCCAAGCTAGGTTGGTAGTATTCTCGTTGGTCATTTCAATCCAAGAGTTATCAATATAATTTCCTGTGATATTGGTCTTGTTGTGCCCTGATGTAAGGATGATGGAAGGTCTACGGGTGTTCTTACCGGGTTCTGCATCCGAACCTGCTCCTGTAGCCTGCCAGAAGTGATTGCCTACAATAACATTACCAGAACCATGAAGGACGAGTGTGTTACCAAATTGCCAGAAATAGTTTCCCCTGAACTTAGGATCATTAGTAGGAATACTAAAGAATACAGACTGTTTATCTACAGGATCTGCTTGTCTGTCATCAAGATCGGGGAATGCCTGACAACAATCTATCTGACAGTTTGATCCACCGCTACTCCAAAAGATCACCCCTCTTTTGTACACATTAGCAAAGGTGCAATTTGTGAAAGACTGGGTGCTTCCTCCTTTTGGACCTTTAAACACCCCTATATTACTTAGACATTCAAAGGTTACCTGCTCGAATCGGAAGTTAGATAGACTGGTTATCTTGCTGAAATCAAATAGATAATCAAACTCTTGGAACCTATGAGTAGCTGAGGATAAGGTCCTCCACGCGGTAGTGGACAGAGTGATCTGTCCGTTAACAGTATCCACCGACCTCACATAGGTCTCCCTAGGAACCCCCGGACCACTCACATACATTCCTTCTACTATTCCGGTCATGGAAGAAGGGGTAGCTGTGGCAGACCCTATAGTTAGCGATAAGTTTCTAGTGAAGTTTGCCATGGTCTTCTTAGGACCAATATACCGGAACCTGCCATTACGAATAGTAAACTCTCCTTGCTGACTAGTCCCTAAAGGAATAGACATGTCCATAGAGTTTGCAATGTCGATACTTCTTCCCTCTAAATCTACTCCCATAAACCTTCTACTGGCCGCTGCTTTAGCTATGGCAGCAAATACAGCAGAAGTTTCGTCTACATCTACCCCATTAGATGTTAAGAAATCTGAAATCTTTACACCATCAAATTCCTTGTTGATATATCTAGCACTGATTGTGGTAAGCTCTGGGTCTGCATAATGAACCACATCTACTAAATCAGTCTGTATATCTCCTACATCTTCTTCTAGGGCATCAATACGTCCAATGGCACCTGCTACACTATCCGCAGCAGCCTGCGCCCTATCAGCCTCTGTCTCAGCCCTCTCTGCTTGCTCTGTGGCAACTAAGGCACTAGCAGCAGACTCATCTGCGCTCTCCGCAGCTTCTAAGGCAGACTCTCTAGCCTCTTCAGCCCACTTCTTAGCAGCAGGAACTCCCCCCCTAACCTCTCCCCAGGGGGTAGCCTCGTGATCCAATGTGGGAATAGGTAGATTATAGACACGATTACTATTCATGTCTAAATCATTATTCATCTCGTTTGGTTCACCGGGAGGGTTATCTCGGAAGAGAACCTTATCGTTTAGGGCCTCTGCTACCTTCCTGAAATTATCATTGATTCTTTGTGTGCCGCTATTGCCGTTAGAGGCATCAGGCAAGACTATTTTAGCCATATAATAAGGTTCCCTGTGTTACGATTAAACTTCTGCTGCTGCGTCTTCGAGTGCTTGGATACGGGTAGCCAATGCTTGCAAGGTTGCTTGGATTGTACCGGCTGCAAGACCATCTGTACCAGCGGCTACGTTAGCCAGCTTAGAAAGTGCGATAGCTGCAGATGCTGCTACCTTCGCATTTGTAACACTAGCATCTGTTGGAGGGAGTGTTGCAGGAATAGTAGGGATAACCGTATCCCCTGCCAGTGCTGTTGTGGCTGTAGTGCCTAGTACCAGACTTGATGTACCCGCCCCAATTGCTGTACGAGCTGCGGCTGCGTCTGTTGCCGTAAGAACATCCACACCTACTGTAGTGGCATCTGTAATGTTAGCCGAGGTGATATCGCCTGCTGGAGGACCGTTATCTTCCAGTTCTGACCAATAGGCTTTTTCTGCATCAGGTAGATTACCAGCAGAAGAGCCAGATACTGAATTCATGTAGCGGATTTTTGGTTCAAGATAAGACATATATTTCCTTAATTGTTAAGCATCCGGTTGAGGAGGCCATTCTTCTTCAGTCACTTCCCTTGTAGGAAGGGTAGATAGGTACTCATGCTTCTCTGCATGAGCTGGGTCAGACAACACTGCTTCAGGGAGAGCAAACTCCCCTCCCAATAATTGTCTAGGGTCTAGGCCAGCACCTTCAGAGGAAACACCCCTAACTTCCTGAGCCTGTTCTTGTGTTAGGATGATCATATCTGACCCCCTACAGATGTTAAGTACGATTGCGTAGCAGTATATAGACTAAGAGACTCCGCTGCTGTTAGTCCACCTCCTGCATGTACAACAGCAATCCTGTTAGCAGTGAAGTTGTTAGCAGCACCTGTTGTTGCATAGGAATGAGATGCCCCAAAGAACATTTGTGCAGATGGTACAACTCCTGTAGTAGCTGTGCGAGTACCCGATAAAACTCCCGCTCTGTATGCCGAAGACAGGGTGGAATTCAGCCTAGACAAGATACTATGACCTAGTCTAGTAGTTATAGCCCCGCCAGTATATTGAGCTGTCGTACTATTGTTTAGTCTCCCAGACATATTTCCTGTACCGGCATAGGGGACCAACAAGGTACCCGTAGAGCTGCTTGCTCCCATTGCTACTGCGCCTCCAGATGCACCAGTAGCTCCTGCATTTAGGTACGCACCTATATGGGCACTATTCAGGGAATACTTAGTCATGTCTGAAAGAGGGAGTACTGTATCTCCATACTGGCTAGTGCCATCAAATGCCACTCCCCGATCTATAGTGAATGTTGGGGAGTTATAAAGAATAGCAGATTGAGGTCCTTTCCAATTAAGGAGAGCGGCCTGAGAATCATGTGCTGCTAATACATACAGCATATCCAACTTATCCCACACACCTGATGTTTTTAGGGATGAGACATACTGCTCAATAACAGCCTTTCTGGAATCGTCAGGTTGCACATCCATTCTTTCAAATAAGGCAAAGGCATCTGAATCTACAACATTGTCTCTTAGGAAAGAGTACAGTCGGTCATTAATAGCCCCTGTGTACCCCATATCTCCGAGATAGTTCCATAGCTCATCATCAGTCATCTGCCCTAAGTCAGAGGCTTCCCACATCTCTTGAAGAGCGCCTGTATATCCATGTTGCCTAAGATAAGTGAAGAGTAGGTCATTAATACTCATCGTTTCTTACGCCTCCCCCCTGTCCCCCGGTTGTCTGCCCGGTTCGCTGAGACTGAACGGGCTCTCAGATTTTTCATTGATTTGTCGGACGTGCGTTTGTTAACGTGGTCAACATCTTGACCCTTCCTCACCTTCCCTGCCTTTAACATCTTGGCTCGGGAAGCGTTTCTTTCTGCCCTACGCTTCTTCTGTTCCGGGGAGCTATTGTATGCTCTCTGTTGAACACTACGAGGTTTTGCATTGGGTTTTCTGTAGCCCTTCGCTGGCATATTAACTCCCTAATATTTTTCTGACATACGGGCCTGTTTCTTGAGGTCTAGGTAAGAAGCTAATCCAATTACTACTTCCTGCCCTTTCCGCTCTTGCTATAGCCCTACGGACATTACCCTCACCTGCATTATAAGCGGCTACGGCATATGCATAATTACCGTTGAACTGTCTGAGCATAGCCTGCAAATACTCCCTGCCTACCCTCAAGTATTCTTCCTGAGACTCATTCTGCAAAGGTTTGATACCATATCCAGGATTCCTTCCTGTAGCAGGCATGATCTGAGTAATCCCCCTAGCCCCTACGGGGGAGGTGGTAAGCTGTCCCCTAGAGTTTGTGTGCCTACCTCTGCTCTCTGCTTGGATTAGGTTAGCAAATACTCCCTCAAACCCTTCTGCATTGGTTGGGGCTATGTAAGTGCTCTGAGGGCTGTCAGGACCTCCTGTAGGCTCCTCGATAACATGTCTGTTACCCCACTCCATCTCCCAAGGGAATTTCCCTACAGGGGCTGTTTCCTGCTGTCCTGTAGGCTCTGGTCCGTAGTCAGGTTGATCCCCCCAAGACATCTCCCAAGGATTGGATGATAGTTTTTCTCCTTGGGCAGGGACAGGCTGATCCAAGACAGGAGCAGGGGCTTCTATTACATCATTGTCCTGCTGTACCGGAGCTTGGTTTAACTCTCCAGTTGTTTCTATCTCGGGTGTTGCCATTAGGGCCTCCTATCCATTCGTACACTGTTCCATCAGGAGCTACCTTATCTCCTTGCAGCTTAGCTTGATCACCGTAATAGTAAGGGAGGATAGAAGCCTTGTTCTGTTCCCAATACTGCTGGTAATCTGTAGTACCCTCTAAGTGAGCACCAATCCGTACAATCTGAGTGAGAGCTTGTGCTTGAGGCATCAAATCCCTAGCACGCTCAGTTACGATACGATTAAGGCTAGAAGTGCCATAGTCCTGCCCTGTCTTAGGTACGAAAGATACTTGACCATTGGTGAATCTTATATCCAAGGCATCCATAGTGGCACCTGATACAGGAGGGTCATTAGGGCGGTTCTGACGTGCGCCTACAGGGATAGGTTGGTTAAGCTGTTCCTGAATACCTTGGTCGATAGACTTCCGGTAAATCTGCATATAGGCATTACGGGCTGTATCCGCTACATCTGCCCTCATACCTCCTTCTTTCACGAAGTATGCAAACTCAGGGCTTCCCATAAATTGAGCCACTTCTTTCAGGTCAGTGTCTCTAACCTTACGGGAGTTGAACTTATCCCCTAGCTGATCCAAGATGTTATTAGCAAGTTGGAAGGCCTCCTTTTTAGCCACTTCAGGGCGAGATGTCTGACCTGATCTAACTAGGTTAAGACTCTCTTTAGCATGGCTGTACAGAGTTACCTCTGCTGTCTTACCGATACCCCCTCCTACTACATTAGGAACATCTGACTTATTAGTCAAGTCTTCTGTAGTGAATCTGGCCAGGGCTTCAGCAGTGATATGCTCCACTGTCTGACTTCCTGATACAGTACGACCTACTAACTCACTCAGAGCAGCCGCTGTAGCAACTTGTGGACTCTTCTGTAGGGAAATCAGTTTAGACCGGTTAACAATAGCTTTGGCTTCGTTATCCAAGTCAGTGCTCTCTCCCTCAAGACGTTTAACCTGTGTGTCAAGATAGGTAGTGAGTGTGTTACGGAAAGGAGAGCCCATGCTAGGATCGGCTGCAGTAATAGCATCAATCCCCTGACTAGACTTAGCAGCAAGCCTCTGAATCTCGGCACGAGCCTGCTCAAGAGGTATCTTACCTGCCCGATGATCTGCAATGATCTTGTCAGTCTGAACACTTAGCTCTTGGAAGGAGGTGCCTGCAAACCCTGTAATGAGCTTAGTAGTCTCTTCCTTCTTACGCCTATCTTCCTGACTCTGATTGAACCCCGTAGCAGAGCGATTAGCTGCTGCCTGTTGCTCATTGAATGTGAAGTCCTGCATCATGGTCTGCTTATCAGTCTGGTGCTTCATAAGCTGATTGATGTAGTTGTCATCTGCATCAGGAGGAACGTAGACATCTTTCCCTCTCAAGTAGGTGACATTAGCCTTACGCTGCTCTTCTGCTTGGTTTACAACTGCCCCAACCTCTGTGGAGCCTAGAGCCAAGTCCTGAGACTTCTTGAAGCTCTCAAGCCATCCATTCTCTGCTGCAATAGTGGTGTATTGAGCGTTGATCCTACGAGTCTTGGCGGCTATCTCTGCAGGAGAGAGACCTTGGGAGGCAGCATCTTGTAGAGAAGCAATTTCCCTAGTGTATCTCCCCATTGTCTCATTCTCTCGCTGCTTAGCTTGATCCTTAGCCTTCTGCTCCTCTCCTTGTCGGAGGGTGTTCACAAGGTCTACGCCAAGCTGAGAGATACCGCTAGGGATTTGAATAGAGGAGGTAGCTGGCTGAACACCCTCTATAACCCTTGCCCCCGCCCCTTGAGGGGCAGAGAGGTCTGTTGCTTTAATTCCAAATTCAGCCAATTATTCACCTCTTTTATTTAAGTTTTCTGATATAGTATTTAAGTCTTGAAGGAACTTAATAGCGTTATCCTTCTCTTGGTCTGAAAGAGGAGAACCCTTAATCAGAGGAATCAATTTATCCTTGTCTGGCAACCCTGAAGAATCAATCAATGTCTTAGTGATTTGCAGCTCAGGGTCTTTAGTCATACGAGATACCTGTGCATCAACCAGCTTAGCCATAGCAGGGTCTTGAGTAGCAAGGAACATCAAAGCAGCAGATCGTTTAGAAACCATCTCAGCAGAGTCGAATCTCTTATCATCTGATGAATTCATAGCCACTTCAATAATACCTTCAGCCAATTCCTTAGCCGTGCTTTCGGCACTCTCTTTACGATCATACAATCTCTGCCGGGTCTCATAGAACTGCCCTACCTCTTTAGGAGCAAAGCCAAATGCCATAGCAAGGGCTTCAGTAGTGGTGACATTCTTGTCAATAGGTAAGCCCTTCTTATCCAGATATTGCTTAGTCTGATAAGCCATGTATGCCTTAGTAGTATTGTTCCAGACTGAGGATATCTTAGCGAATGTATTGATAACATCCATGATATCCTCTTCTGCCTCAAGCCCCTCTTCTGAAGGGGAGAGATAGCGGAACAATGTCTGCATTGCTGTACCAAACCTACCTGAATCTTTAAACAAGAGCTGACCTGAAGGAGAGCTTGTAAGGATTGCTCCTAACCCGCTTCCTTGACCATCACTGCCCCACACCCTTCCTGCCAGATCACCAATACTTCCTAAGTTATAGGGAGCAAGAGATGAGAAGTCAATATTCGTATCGTCGCCAGCTATCGCACCAAGGCTCTCATTGATAATCCATGCCGCTGCACCTGAGACAATAGCATCCCTCCATTCAGGGTCTTGGGGAAGCATTTTATCCCCAAAGGTTTCTGTCAGAAGGTATGTTCCAGGTATCCCCCACATAACCAAATCCCCCGCTGCCATTCTTAACCTAGCATCCAAAGGGATACGTCTGTTAGTCAGCCCGAGAACAAACTTATGTGGTACTTGAGCAAACTGCATAGGAACAGACATCCAGTTCTGTGTATAAGCCAAATCACCTGCCTTATTCATTTCACCAGATATAGCCCGAGTCTCTGACTGAATCTCAGCCAATACACGAGCATCTGACAGATCAGCCCCTTTCCTTTCGTACTTGGAATACACTGCTGCATAGTGACCAATCAAGTTGGCCTTCTCTCCTACATCGAAACCAATCTTACGAGAGAACTCAGAAGCCCTAGAGAATCCTTTTATAACCTTGTTGGATGTATCTGCCGCTTGGAGCATCGCTCCCCGTACCAGACTTGATCTATCCACACCATCTAGCAAACCTGTATCCTGAAGTGCTTTGACAAATCTACTTTCTTCAGCAGTCATCCTACCGCCCATCTTATACTTCACTGCTGATGAGATGTACCCAGGGATTCTACCTGACATCCAATCAATCGGGTTATAGGCCACTGTACGAGCTACTTGAATAGGCTGCATAATCCAGTTTCGGATAGGGTTGAGGGCAATGTATGCTTGGAAGGCTACAGCACGGGCTGCACCAGTTAAACCTACATCTCCAGCAGTACGGGCACCTCTTTCCAGAGCACCTAGACCAACCTTACCAAGACCATCTCCCACCCAATTCATGATAGCTTTCGTTGTCTCATCAATTGTGTTGATGTATCCGTTCTCCATTCGATTGATATATTCAAATGTAGTACGAGCGTCAGCTAATTCCTTAGTGGTGTATGCGCCCTTAACAGCCAGATTTTTAATGTCACTAGGGTAGACCGGGTTACCGAATTGATCTTTAGGAAGCATGTGTCCGTATTGCTTCATTGCACGGGCCTTAGCTGTTTCAATGGCAGGACGGGACACTGTACGACCAGAGATACTACGAGCAGCCCTAATAGCTGAATCAATGGGGTTCTCAATGAAGGTGTAGTCTAGGTGGTTAAGTCCATCAGCACCCTCCAACAGCTTACCTCTTCGTCTTTGAGCAATGCGTCCTGATACAGAGTTAACTGACCAGTATGAATCACCTTCCCTGCGGATACCTCGTTCGTCCCCACGCTGTCTGTATTCCTTGCCGTTGATCTGCTTTAGACGTGCTATCTCTGCCTCTGCCGATGGAATATCCCCTGCAACAGCTACAGCTCTGGTAGTGCCATCTGGTCTTACCTCATCAATGAATCGGGCATTCTTGTATTGAATTTGGAAGTACCCTTCACGGTAGTTAAGCACCTTATCTGTATCATCCAGAGTTCTCAGGTATTCATCAGGAGTGTTCCTGACGATCATATGAGTAACCGACACACCATCAAAGTCTGTAGTTTCTTTGAATGTAGCCAGAGTACCACCTTGGCTATACAGATCGTCCAGCTCTGCTTGAGTTAAATCTCTTACAGAGTCAGTAGCAGGATCAAAAACATTAGTGCGGTTATTTGTATTCTTGGCAACAGGTCTAGCAAAGTATCTATCCCCTAATTTGGTCTCAAGAATCTGATATCCTTCTGCACGATATGTACGTACTCTATCCAGATTCTCTAACTGATAATGTGTATCCCAGAAGTTACGAAAATCCTTCATTGCACCTATTTCTGTATCCCCAAAGCCACGAGCCTTGAGTTCTGCCACATTATGTGGAAGACCATCTCGGTTAGCTTCTAACAGGTATTCCCATATCTTCTTCTGACGGTCTTTAGGGAACTTCACATACTGCTTAGCAAATACATCTGCTTGTTTCAGCAACAGCTTATCCAACCTAGAGCCTCTATCCACTGCCGTAGCAAATGATCCAGAGATGGCGGGGTGGACATTACTGGCTGCATCTACCAACATACGGTTGACAGTGCCTGATCCTGTAAACTGAGTAGAAGGAAATCGATCAAAGAAGTTACGCTTTACATCGAAGTGCTCCCAACCGTCTCCCATCAGCTCCAGGTTTTGATCAATGGTTTTAGATATTTGTACTTTATAGTCCCCCTGTACTCCTCGTACAGAAGCAGGATCAACTGGTACATAATCTACCCCATCTCTCTTAACAACTGTGATGTCCTTATCCAGAACACCATAATCTCTCAGAGCATGTTTAGTCTGCCTTACAGCATCTTCAGCGGTGATGAAACCCCCCTCTGATGTGCCATACATAGCTCGTACATCCAACTGTCCCCCATTAACATCCACTCGGAATGTAGCTTCAGCATCATGAGGGGTAAGTCCGTTTACATTCTTGAAGTCATGCAGTACGTTAGATGCTTGAATGTCCTGCTCTTTACGTGTGAACCTCAAACCTCCCTCATCATAAGGAAAGTCTGTTTTCATTGTGCGCTCTACATCTACCACCTTAGCAGCCACCTTGTTGCTCTCTGTAGCCATCTGAGGCATCACCTGAGCCACGATAGCATCCTGTTTGGATGTACCATAGCCAGCCAAGGCTAAATCCTCTCCTGGGCTGTTGTAGAGGGCTTTAAAGGCATTCCGTCCCTTAGAGGGGTTGAAGTAGCCAAGTACGTTAGCTGCTGCTGAAGGGTTAACTGGGGCGATAACACTATTCATCTCTACCCGACTAATTGCATCCATAATAGGATTAAGCCTAGCAGGGACCACCTCTGTACCTTGACTAAGTACACTGATACGATTTTCTACAGCAGGGATACGGTTAGCTGCCTGTTGTGCTTTAGCATTAGCTTCAAGAGATGCATTGATCCCATTCTCTCTGGCTTCCAGCTCCACTCTACGGGCATCTGCCTCTTTACGGGCTTGGCTTAGTCCTTGCTTGTATGAAACACCGTCTAGCTGAATCTCTTTGGCACGAGCCTTAATTGTATCCTCAGTGAGATTCCTCATCTCTGACTGAATAGTAGACAATTCACCTCTCAGGTTGGATACACTTCCTGGGTCCAGTATGTTAGAACTTTCTGCAATCAAGCCCTGATGCTCTGCTTTAGCGGCATCTAGTGCATCTGCTCTGGCAGGAACAACTGCTTCAGGCAAGGATTTAGCAAGACCGTCTGAAGAGATGTTGGTGCTGTTTCTGATATCCTTAGATATCTGTGTAGCCTCTTCTGCTGCCTGCCCTGCTCTGGCTGCATCTCCTACTCGTCTACCCGCTGTGAGAGCTTTCCATGAACCTTTCAGGGTTACACCGACACCTAGAATGTCTAGGATATTAAGGGCTGAATCAAATACAGCCTCAGTGGTGGTATACTCTCCCTGTAGATAACGGTTGGCCATATTAACAGCAGCCACCTGATTCTCGTTGAAGATGATGCCATCATTCTCTTTAACAGCATTCAGAAGATCACCAAGCATCTGTGTCTTGGTATAATCATCCATGTTGTCAAACTTCTCTTTGAACTCTTGGGTAGAGAACCCTGTCAACACCATATCTTTGATGGTCTTAACAACACCCCTGCTGCCTTCCCCCATCAGCTCAGAAGCTGCTGCTTGGAATCCTACGGACTCTGCTGCTTCATTACCAGGGGTAAACACACGTAACCATTCAAAGCTACGAGCAATTCCTGTAGTGGAGTTGTTATCTTGTACGAAGGCATTGATTAGAGACTGTCTCTCACCTTTCTTGGCATAATAGTCTGCCAGAGTATCGGCTGTAGTAACCCTCACTGCATCTTGGTCTGGAGTCATTCCCTCGCTGTCTGCTGTAAGAGCAGAGGTGGCAAGGTTAACCTCTGGATCGGAGAGGAAGCTGGAGGAGCTGAAATTATCTACAGCCGCTTGCTTCTGCTCAATGGGGATATTAGGGTCAGACATCGTGCCTACCAGGGCATTGAAATCACCCTCGGCATTTGTCTGTTGAATCTGATTATTAGTCTCTTGTAAAGACTGCTCACTCCCTACCACTTTATCTGCCATGTAGGTTTGGAAATTCTCTACAGGCTCTCCTGTCTGCAATGCAGAGATGGCCGCCCGGTTTCTATTCTGAGAGGGGGGTAAGGGATCATTTGTCCCCGTACTAGTGTCAATCAATTGATCGATAGGGGTAGGCTCTGTTCCGAGCAATTCATCTAAACTAGCCATTGTGTTCCTTAAATGTTAATATCTGAGGGCATGCCCCATTGGTTTGTAGGACGAGGTGAACTCGATCCTCCAATTCCCTGTAGGGTATTAAATCCACCCCCTGCTTGGAATATGCTAGAGCCTATTCCTGAGACTTGATTCCAAAGAGATGCATTAGCCCCTGCCTGATTAGCTTGTCCCATGAAGTTAGCTGCATTCTGACTATACCCGCTGATATTCTGAGCAGATTGTAGCATACCTAGATTAGCTCCGATGTTCGTATTCAGATTAGTGGATATGGCACTTAGTGCTCCGAGCTCCCCTGAGCTTCCTGCAACACCAGTATTAGCCGCTGATTGCATCACCCTACCTCGTCTAACCCTCGCCTCTCTTAGCTGTGCCCTTTTTTCATCAGAAGCTGCTTTAGCATTCTGAGCCTCTTGTCCCCGCTGGATATTCTCTTGTTCTTCTGCTGCCCTATCTTGAGCACGGCCTTGCCGTCTCTGAGCATCCATAGAGGACACTGTGCCGCCTACAGCAGCCACTGCCCCGATCACTGTAGATGTCACTGCCATTCTATAGCTCCTTGCTGTACATAATCTCCTGCACCTTGCAACCCATCTTAGGGAGGATTGCAGATAGGGCAGTGTTTTCTTTCGCGTGCCATAACATGAAATTACAGCCTCGTTCTTTCGCTACTCTCTCTGTCTCCTTAATCAGGAGGAGCCCTACCCTTCCTTGTCTCTTTTCAGGGGTCAGGAACAGGAGGTCATTAGAGCACATGATTACACTCTTGTAATGCAGATGGGGGGAGACAATATTCAGGGAGTATCCCACTAGCTTGTCATCCTCATAGGCGTACAAACCGAAGAGAACCCCTGCGTCTTCCAATACCTGGTACTTATCGTAGTCAGGCTCCAAGATCATTATATCTTTGTTCTTAGTTAGTTCATCGTAATGGAGGGGGAGGAGACTTTGCATCTTCTCCCTGTTCCCCATAGGGCTTTCTTCGTATATGTTTATCATGTCAAAGCGTTCGCATTAAGTGTAATGTTCCATCCGAGTATATGGCAGTCTTTCAACGGTTCAGTCTCAAAGTACATAGCAAAGGATTTACCTCTCCCTCTGAACTTGTTCTTTGTTGTGACTACAGAGAATCCATTGTCGAATGTCTCATTTCCAGAATAGTAAGGGCGTCTGTAACGATAGGTCTGTTGTAGCTCTGACCACTTGTTACTCTGCACCTTATTGGCAAATGCCCATTGACCCCTCATCAAGCAAGAGGACTGACGGAAAGGTTGGTCATTCTCATCCAGCATAGTCTCTGTCTTGGCAAAGTGCATCACTACATACGCCCCTTGCTTATCAACACCCGCATCACCTGCTGTCTGAGTACCTGTCAAGCAAAATGCCTTAGCATCCCATCCGCCAAACTCTTTAAAGTCTATGAAGTCTGGGTCACGATAGTTAGCAAAGGTCATCTTCAATGTTCCTGATCCGTCATTGACTACAACTAAGTACTTGACGTAGTTCAAAGACCTTCTTACAGTTTCATCTACAAAGGCAGCAACCACTGGCTCATTACCTGCAAATACGGGCTCTATCCCTACAGCCACCTCATCCAGAAGCTGCTCATCTACGAAGCTAGACGCTGTATTAAAGATACCTAATACAGAAATCTCTCCAGTATCTGTCCCGTATATCTTATTCAAGTAGAATGCAGATAGAGAGGTGTCTAGTACCATCTCATACATAAACCCTTTATCCCTGTACAGCCACTTGATGTTCTTAGAGTATTTGTCGTAAGCCCCGAAACAACTTTCCTTACTAGATAAGTAAATTGAATCGTAATAGGTCTGGATACTTCCTAGGGTTATGTTGGTAACTTGTAGATCACCGTACTGATTGCGTCCAACTTGGTAGATGGCATCCTCAGCCCAATAGTATACATTGTCATTCTCTACTACTACAGAAGATTCTGTCAGACAACCAAAAGAACTAATCTTAGCCACTTTGTAGTTGGTTGCAGAGAACCCATAATCGCTCCCCCCATTGATTGACCAAATGCCGTTAGATGCAAGGACAATCAACTCTGTCTTGGTGGGAACCATAGCAATAATTTCTTTAGCTTCAGAGATACGTAGGAAACCCCCATCTGTATCTAGCAGGTCAGCACTATCTCTTGAAGTTGGATCACCTGTTTGGTAGCACTTGGGGATGTCTGTCCTGTTGTGAACCAGTTGTGAGAAGAATACATAGTTAGCAAGATTGGGGCTTCTATCGTCCCCCTGCACCACTGTCCCATCAAAACCTGAGAAGAATACTCGTCCTGCAAACTCTGCTACGCACTTAGCTCCTCCTGTAGTACGGTCCACTGGAGGATTGAACGGAGGAAGTATATACCCCCCGCCTGTACTCCCGAGCTGAGGATGCTTAGCCTGATTCCGATAGAACTCGTCTATACGAGACTGCCCTCTCTCCAACACGTCAATGATGAAATAGCCTTTAGCGGCCTTTAAATCTGCTCCCAACACTTCATCGTACAGGTTGGTATACATAGCTTCAAATGGCTCATCGTATCCCGTTCCTGTGTAGTTTCTGGGGGAGAATTGCATCCCTACCCATACCTGCTCTCCATTGGAGGGGATTAAATCACCCTTGGCAGCTCTGAATACTAATTGAGGATCACTCAAGAACCCCTGCCGGTTCCTTCTAGGAACTCCCCAAGATTGGTTCTGGTTGTTATAGTATTGCAATATTTCAAGAGGACCTCGGAAGGAGGGGTCAGTCTCTACATTGACATTAGGGGTCTGTACTCCCCACTGGTCCCGAGTCTTTAGCTGTACGTATTCTGTAGAGAATACCCCGGTGCTTTGGTTGTAAGACACCACCGCAATGTTTCTAACTCCTGCTACAACAATCAGAGAGCCTTCAGAAGAGGTCACGCTGAATTTCAATCCAGAGGGGATTGTTTCCCCTGTGAACAAGAACTGAGTTCCTTTGTAGCCGGTGGAGGATAGATAGTTTTCTTCCAGGTCAAAGAAAGAGAGTGCCTGCCCATGCTGTACAACTAGCATTTCAAATCCACCTTCTTCGGAGAACTCTTGCCACTCGTATACATTAAATGCAGAGGTATCGGAGTCTTCAGGCAGTATGGAAGTATTACGGAGGATATGAGACTCTTCTACGTTCATCCCTAGCCTACGCTTACGTGTACCATCCCTGCGAAGCTCAAAGTTCTCCTCTGCTGCTGAAGCATTAGGGGGGAAGTTTAGCTCAGAAGCCTCAGTTATAAGGCCCTTGACGAAGGTGTTAATCTCCGCCCTTGTCGATTGCTTTACGGGCATTATAAGTCCTCTTAGGTGGTTTAGGAGTCAGGTAGATATCAATGGCCTCTTTCGCCTTGCCTACGCTCGTATAGATGCTTCCCAAGTAGTCTGGGATTGACCCGCCTACTCCGGGGACAGATACTTCATAGCTAGGTAGAAATTTCTTGCTCGGTTTAATTAAAAATCCCCTGTAATTCACTTGCGACCTCTTCGTCCGTAATTAGGATACTTAACCCCACCATGTGCTGTCCATTCCTTTCGAGAGAGCCAAGCCTGTTGTCTAACTGCCCGCTGCTCTGCCTTGTCGTTAGCCATCTGCTTGAGGCTAAAGAAAGCCGCGCTCTTGGCTTCAGCTAGAAGGGCTGAGAATGCTTCTGCAGGAAGGTCGGGAACGAAGTCATCCAACATCTTCCATTCAGGCATACGGTATGCAATTACCTGTGTCTTGGTCTTCTGTAAGGCATCATCCACACTCTTGTCGTAAGAATCGCAGACAATGTACTGATCATCGAAGGATGTCCAATAGGTAGGGGGTTTATTATCCACTACAATTAATTTGATACCACTAGGGTCTGTAACCACTTGCTTGTTCTGTACATTCTGAGACTTTGTAGACACATGCCGGAGGAAATCCTCGGGGTCTTTATACCATAGCTCTTTGTACATAAACACCTCATTTGCTGTCTTGGAGGTGTCATATCCCACGTAAGTAACTTCCTTGGTGTTCTCAGGGAGTTTTAAGTGAGTGGGCAGGTCAGGAGTGCCTGAGTGGTGAATCTGTGTCAGCCCCTTCAGATGGCTCCAGTTACGATTGCTAATGATATCGTAGTAGGAAGTCTTGATGATCTGAGCAATCTGCATTGCCTCATCAGTATCTGTGATAGCATTAACGGGGTCGGTATCCATATCGTTTGCAATATCGATTACCATTTCTATTAAAGACATTTTCATTATGTGCCCCTTATCATTGTTAACGCTACTGATGCGGATGTTACGACCAAAGTAGTAGGTGTGAGTCCGATTCTATTAAAACAAGGTCTAACTGCGCTATTAGCCCCCAATTGGAGAAATGCTGTGAGGGTTGCTTGAGCAGAAGTTACACTGTCCGGGGATACCCCTATGGTCCCACCAACTATGGTTGCCCTAGCTGGATGCATGCTGTCCACATAGTTGATTTGAGGTCCGATAACGTTATCTGTGCTCACTGCGGAGAAATTCAGAAATGTGGCAGAAAAATCATATCTATACAGACCTGGGAGAAGGGCTACCAATGTACCGTCGTTAGCACTTACCCCCGTATTTACCGTCAAAGATTGCCAAGGACAACCTACACCCTCAATAGCCCATATGTTTTCTGCGGAGTCTATCGGGGCATGGGAACCGAAATTGTATTGTACTGAATTATTGGAGAATAACATAGACCCATAGGAAAAGTCATTCCTGGTATCGAATGTATCTCCGTTACCAATTACTACTGTATCTCCAACTGATCCGCCAGAGATACCTAAAGAATTCTTATCTACTGCTTTCCATAATCCGCTACCAGTACCGTTAGCATGGTAGACCGTATTTGAGGGGGCAGTGGATATCCCCTTTGGTTCATGTATTTCTGGGTCAGATATCAATCTATGTTGAATCGGCATGAAGAGTCCTTATAAAGAAAAGAGGGAGGAAGCGATTTAGCCACCTCCCTCTCAGATCAGGACAAGCCTGATTACAACCTAGTTATTATACTGCTGAACCGTCACGCTTCTTCAGGATGTACTCAAGAGTCAGAGTACCACGTCCTGCTGTAGCTGTGCCAGTGATTGCAACACCCACTTCTTGGTCAGTAGTCAGAGCAGCAGTGGCACCGAATGCCCACTCACCGGCTGTATCACCGACAGCCAGCACCTTAGTACCAACAGAGCCAAACAGAGTAGAGATGTCAACACCATTGACTGCTTCGTTACCATCTTCACCTACCAGAACAGCCGTAGCACCAGCCAAAGCTTGCTCCACAGTGAGAACACCACGAAGGAACTTAGCGCCAGCCGGGATAACATAGGCAGGAATGAAGCCATCGTTGAAAGTATTCTCATTGAAGTATACGCTCAGTTGGTGGAAGCTATCTGTAGAACGTTCAACACCGATAGAGCTGCCGACTTCGCGTGGACCGTAGTGCGCGTGTACGCCGATACCGCTTGTATTTTCATATGCCATTGTGTATTCTCCTTAAGATACGTTGGTTGCGGATGTGATAACAACACCCAGAGAGTCTACACGCTGTACACCAAAGCCATAACGGGCATAGGTCATGTATTCGTCACGGCGCAGGTCTTTGTTGCGCTCGGATTCGATGACAGGGTAATGACGCCATGCAGCCATAATAGGCTTGGTATTGTCAGATGCCAGAGACATGAAGATATTAGCAACACCATCAGCAACCGTAGTCGTGCCATCAGAGAAAGAACCATGAGGCAGGCGGTTAGAAGAGATGATATCCCATCCGTAGATGTTCATGAGCCACTGGTGGTTAGTGTCGAAACCATTTTCCAGGATACGCTGACCGAAAGGAGTAACGTCATGAGACAGACCTACTTTCAGTTGCAGAGTTGTAGCTACAACAGGATCAACGATAGCAACACGACCTTGTGCAGGAACGTTAGCTTTATCGAAGGCCAGTTTCATCAGAGCCAGATGTTCCAGAGTCAGAACGTTGTTAGGCTCAGCAGAGGCGATACGATGAGCAAAACCGTTGATTGTGTTAGCCTGGGCATTTACTTGTGCAGAGTTTGCACGTGCCAGGAAACGAGTTTCAAAGGTTTCTTTCAGGGCAATAGCAGACTCAGAAGAGCGAGCTGCCATCAGAGCGTCAATGTCGTCACCGTCTTGTTTCAGCTCATCCGTAACATACCATGCGTCACCAGTGTGCTCGGTGATGGTCATAGGGATGGTGCCGGTCTCAATTGGAGTGTAGTCGTATGGGACCTCTTCAGCACCGTCCTGAATGGTAACAGTACCGATAGACTTGATGTTGAAGGTAGAACCAGATGCGAACTCTGCAACGTCACGATAGAAGACGCCTGGGAGCAATCCGTCATGCAGGTTCTGAAGAATGAAGGAAGAATATTTTTCTTCCAGAAACACCGGGGTGTTATAGCGATTATTAGCCATTGTTAGCCTTTATTTATTTGAAGATTTTTTTGAACACTTCCGGCTTCGCTAAGTCACGAATCGAAAGGCCACGTTCTTGAAGTTCCAATGCCATGTCATGAGCCAGTTTAGCCTGTTCCATGATATCTGAATTAGTAGCTGCTACAGGAAGGCGCTTATCATTACGGCGGATAGCTGTTTCTGTTTTTGGCTTCATACCTGCTGTGTTCAGGCTGCCTGTGGATGGATTAAATACAGGGGCTTGCTTGCCACCTGACTCATTCAAACCAAGCATAGTGAATACCGCTTTAGGTTTAGATGCTGCCAAAGCATTCATCTCTTCTGCCGAAAAACCAAGCTCTTGTCCTGTTGAATAGAACTTCTTCTCTGCCTCAGACCCAAACTTCTCATTAAGGGTTCCAAGAACAGTTTTGATGTTCTGCTCAGATACTTCCTTGCTACGTGCTTCATTCATAGCTTTGAACACTTGTTTTTGAATATCCTCTTCGCTGAAAGGTTTAACGCTGGTCTGCTCATCCTTTTTCTGCGTAAGGGCTTCCACTGCTGCCTTCAATGCATCGATTTCTGCTACTTTCTGCTCAAGCTCTGACAATTTACTATCCTTCTCTTTAGTTTCATTTTTCAGATCAAAGATAGTCTTTTGTGCATGCACTTGACCTTTTAATGCATCTTCAACTGTGGAGTATTTTTGAGTACCGTCCTCTCTCTTAATTTCCTTCAGGAGGTCTTCCAGAGGATTAGATTGATTCTGTGTCTCAGTTACTTCTTGTGCAGGGGTCTCCTGCTTTACTTCTTGATTACTGAAGATAGTTGGCTGGTCTGCCATAATCTTATTTCCTATTAACGTTAATAGCCTCTTGGGAGGCTGGTTGGTGAGGGAGGCGACTTAACGATCTAGGTCTGTGGTGCCACCAGTACGACCGGACTTGTGCATCAAGTGCACATTACCCTCACAACTGAGTACTCTACTCGGCCAAGTCTATTTACCACCGCATAGTCGCAATGGAGAATACTCATGTGTGAAGGTGCTAGTCTTTCCTAGCTGCCAACCTACAACATATCTCACATCAATATAAGCATGAGGGGAGTAGGATTTCCGATTCTCTCTGTTACCCAGGATAACCTCCTGACTGCCTAACCTTTCAGCACCGACAGCAGCTCTACAGTATTTCAGAATCTCTCTGTAGACTTTTATTAGGCCGCACCACATCCTAATGAGTATTGACGCATATATCAATACGGTCCGTAGCAACAATAATACTATGCGATAAGTGTTGCATATGGTCTTACCAGACTCCCTCACCTTTACAATCCAGTTTGCCTGAAGATCACCTTATTGCAGGTGGGTTAGTTGACTTCCAAGGGCTTATATCAACCTATTAGTATTCTATTATTTAGGTACAGTATAGAAAGTAGACCCTGTATCTGCTACAGACAATGCTTCAGCTACAATTTCTGCCTGTTTTAAATTATCAAATTCTCCTATTACAGATGATCCTTGTTCAGAGTTTTCATTTGTACCTACTTTATGCTTAGATGTAAAATGGGTAACTACATACCTAGTGACCTTTCTTACACCGTACTCATTGACCACTGCATATCCATTAATAATTTTCATAATTACTCTCCTGACTCCTCAGAGTCGTTAGGTTAAAATTTCTCACTTTAGGTAGAGAATCTCCTGAATTAAGGAGAGTTTAGAGACATCTCAGGTCTGCCAGATAAACAGCTCTGGACTTAAATGTTATTCTTATTATCTATTTATTATAATTATTCTAGTATTATATATAGAGATATATAAAGATATAATATAATCTCAGGAGGGTTGTTCTGGATAGACCTCTCCTAGTCCCTAGATAATGATCTAGGAGAGCTCTTTACCAGAATACCTCCTTAACCTCAGGATGGGCGTTCATGGACTATATCAGTCTTAACGAAGATAGGGTTCTGATATTCGACCAACCCCTTAGCTATTTAATCTTCTATGTCCCATAGTAGCATCTTATCTATAACCCCTACCGTCATGTTCTTCCGCAAAGTTGAACTCCCGACAAGTTATAGAGCAAGGAATTTTAGTTCCTACCTATATAGCCATCGGGGAAGGGATACTTTGCAGATTTTTTACAAACATTTACAAACTTTATTCTTTACTGTCTTTCAGGAAGGTGATAATCTCTTTGATGGCTCTGCGATATCCTGAGCTATCTGCTTGATTATAAGCCCAATTTGGAGAATCATACCCTGCCTTGGACAGGCTCTTCTCATACTCCTTGTAGGAATAGTTATTGAGAGCAGATGAGAGAAGCTGCCTGAATTTGGAGCAGGAGGAATACACTTCCTTTAGGTCTGCTTTTTCCTGATCAGATAGGTTCTTATCGTAAAAAGAATTCATGAATACCTCTAGGAGGCTAATACAGCCCCTTGGTTGAGTTTTAGAGGGGTAGGTAATACCCAAGGTACCCTAACCCCTCCTAATCGATTCTAGACCCTCTGAGGAGCTCCTGTAGGATCGGATGCTGCTGATCCCACTGCTGTCTCCATCATAAGGTCTTCCTGAGCCTGTCCTGCCAATGCCTGAGTCTCTTGCTGCTCAAAGATGGCTACGTTAGGACGGAACAGGGAGAACCTGCCAAGACCCAAGTAGTCTTCAACCACCTTAGCCAAGTTTTTAGAACTAATGTGGGGAGAGAGCATCTGACCCATTGGTCCGTTAAGCACTCCTGACAGATTCTGCATAAGCTGAGCCTGTGCAGCAAAGTGACGGGCACCAATAGGACGGATAACTCCTGAGCCTGTAATGTCCTCACGGCTAATCTCAATGAAGTGGGTGGCTCCAAGGTCATCATCCAAGGTACGGACGATATCCTCAGTCTGGAAGTTCCTACGAGCGCATTCAAGCATACCGTTCAGGAGGGGCTCCATAAGCTCAGTCTCGAAGGATGTAATCTTCTCTTGGAAAATACGTCCTGCTGCATTCTGTAGCTGCTGCACCTCAAAGGCTGTCTTCTCACCTGCTGTACGAATACCCATAGCTTCTCGGGGAGCACCTGCGTACATCTCCATGCGCTGCTCAAGAGCCATAATATCGTTGTTAGCAGCCATCACCCATTGAGCATTACGGCCTAGCTCTGTAACTGTACCGCCCTCATCTACGTGAATCTCTGATCCAGGCATCCAGTCAAACTTCTCCACATTCCCTGCAATAACCAGGGGAGGGAAGATGGCTAGGTCAGTAGCATCAGCCTTGGCATTCTCTAGGTGGTCAATACGATATTGCATTCCCACCAGATTGTCAAGAGGACCCATAGCCCATAGGTTATCAGGACGAACCCTCCACCCTACGTGGTAGATAGGAGAGCGGCCAAACCAACTTGGGAATGGAATATTTCGTACCACCCACATGCGATCAATCACTGTAACGATGTGACCCCGCTCTACGGTGTCCTCGCCCATGTCATGGATGTCCCCATAGAACTCAAGAATTTCCACATACCCCGATTGGAGGTATTCTTCGTAGGAGCCAAAACCATCCATAGCGAATGCTTCCTGACGCTCACCGAAGTCAAGTCCGGGGCTGTTGACATGACCAATCATGTCCTGACGCTTCTCAAGAGCACTCTTCAGCTCCGCATAGTCAGGCATGGTGTCTGCCATTGTAATGAGCTCTCCCACGCTCTTATAGCTACGGATAATCTTGTAGCTTTCCTCAAAGGAAGTGGCGGTAGGGTTAAACACAATATCCAGAGGACTGATACGTACGGCTTTAGGGCCAATGTACCCTGGTACGCGCTGGTCATTCGCATCTGTCCGGTAGTTTAATACAAACTCTGGCATGGCGAAGGCATTACCGTAGTCGATGTAGTCTAGCAGCAACTGGCTCATTTTGAGTCTAAAACCGCCCTCACGGCATTTGTTTGACATGTAGGCTGTAATGACATCCTTCTTCTGCTTAGAGGCGTCTGCTTGGCTGTATGCCTCCCAACGGAGCCAGTCATCGTTAGGGAACAGTGCGCTCAAGTAGTTTGAGTGCAAGTTGTCACGAATCTGACACAGTTTTGGAAGGGTGGTGCTGTTCCTCCAAGGGAGGGTGCTGTTAGTAGTGCTCGATGTGTCTGTAGCAAAGATGTAGTTCCTCACCTCAGTCCACTCATTAATCTTGGGGAGCATCTGTGAACGATGGTCGCACCATTTCCATGCAATCTTACGTGCAAGGTCATCTTGGTTGAAGTAGCTAGAAATTTCTAAGGGCTTGTCCGCCATGTCTTATCCTTATCTGAAAGCAAGTCCGCCGAAGCGGGAATGGAACATTCTGGCTGTATCCCTTGCACTGTTTGATCTTCCTTCTGCCTTTGGCTTCACTGCAATCTCTACAGCCGAAGCTAGGGCATCCTTTGTATCGTCATGAGGAGGGCGAGCCAATACAAGCTCTTCTTCCAATACGTCAATAAAACCACCCTTGAAATGCCACATCTGAAGATTGTCGTAGCGATGCTCTAAGGCTGCTGCTATACGCTCTTCCTTCGAGCCCTCCTTTCGGGATGGCCTGAACTCGTCTATGGATAGCACCATACCTTCTTCTTTGATTTTATCTTTCAAGTCCCGTACAATGATGCTCTGTGCGGCTGTGGTCTCTGCCCTTAGCTTCCTGAACTCCCATTTAGAATGGAGTTGGATGATGTGCTTGAAGTATTCTGAAATCTTATCTGTCTTAAATCGGTCGATATCCAACACGTAGATGTTGGCGTCTGAATCAATCCCGATCACACACACTACAGACCAATCGGCTGCTTTGGTAAGGGCGTAAGCGAAGTCAATCGCTGCATAGACGTTTAATCTGTTCCCTTTGTAGTACCAGTTCCCGCTGTTCTGCTCTAGGTGCCTACGGTCGTAGTATTGGAACTTATCTCGATCAATCCGGTTAGAGGCGGAATCATTTGGATCATTGTAGTACTGAGCGAAGTATTGCACCCTATCTGCATACTCCCCACGGATACGGGCTAGGACTCGATTATCAAACCCAAATGCCTTTCCGTCAGAGGGACGTACAACACGAGGCCAGAGGAACTGCCCATCAGTCTCCACTGCATGCTCCCTCACCTCCCATACGGGAAGTTCTCCGCTTACAAATCCTTCGTCATCGAATGTCTCATATGTCTGACTTTTCCAGGTAGCATAGATATCGTTCGGGTGGTATCTAGTGCCACATGCTAGGGTGAACCCCCCTGCATTCCGAATAGAAGTGAATTGAGATGCCTTCTTGAGGACGCTCTCCCTACCATCCTGTGTGTAGGCATTCTCAGGAACCACCAAGTCATCCGCTACAATAACGTCAGCGTGCCACCCTGTTGTATTGGTGGTAAGACCTGCTGTGGACACTGTAGCGTCCCGTATGGCTTCTTTCTTGCGCTTTACGTGGTCAATGGTGATCCGGCTATTAGTCCACTTCTCTCTCTTACCATCCGCTGGATTGACATACTCCGGGAAATACCGAGTGTATATGGTGGAGGTGAGGATGTTCTGAATAGCATACAACTGAGTCTCTGCCAAGTCTGCCGTAGCAGACACGTACAAGATCGTAATTTCAGGGTGTCGGGTGATGATCCATGCTGTCCATGTAGCTACAATGTGGCTCTTCAAGTGAGCACGAGGGAGCATGATGAGCTTATTGCTTGTCAGGTCTTCAGCACTGCCGTATAGGGAATAATGTTGGAGCCATCGGAAACAGTCTCTATGGACATCCCCGTACATGTATCCGGGATTGACCAGAGAGGCGAAGAATACCAGATCATCCATAGCCGTCTGGCGAATCGTCTTTGCCTCCTCCGGCATGGTGTCAATCTTCTTTTCTGCGTCTACTAGCCACTTTTCCTTCATACCTGCCTCTATTTAATCCCTAATCGGGCTGCATCACTGCCGTATTCATCCTGAATATCTGCTCTACGCTTCAATTCACCCTCTACGTCTGTCTTAGAGGGCCTTCCTGCCCGTTTTGGCATCCACCCTTGGTCTACTAGCCACTTGGAGGCTTGGAAGCTACCTTCCTTCGCTAGTTTACGCATCTCAGCCACTGTACGGGCTGTCAGCTTCAGCTCTAGCTCTTCTCTCCAGCTCTCCACCTGCTCAGTGAAAATCTTATTGGCTACCACTCTCTGCCAGTGATCCCAGCCTAGGAAGTACTTATTGGCGAACTCGTACTCCGTAACATCTTCCATCTCCAGGTATAGCCGCTTGATGGAGGGGAATAACACTCCCTCGAAAATGTGGTCTATGTCCTTGGTAGTGTACAGAGCATATTCGGGTTCATACTTAGGCTCCAAGAACAGAAGCTGAGTCATGGGGAGGTTGGTACCCTTGAAGAACTGCTCCCGAAGGGGGACTGGTTTTCCATGCTCATCTTTCCCTAGGAGGCTGATTGGTATATCGCTCATTTCTTACCTTTTAGTTCTTCTAGTTTCTTACGGGCATTCTCATACAATTCGTAGTAGTAGTCCCGCTCCTTCTTCATTCGCTCAGCTTCTCCAGCGAGCCACGCAAGAAAGACTCCATCGTCCTGATAAAGTCCGGCCCCGGTGCAGGTTCCGTCACTTGGGGCAGACTTGGTATCTCCTCCGCGACTTTTACGTGTGGGACGCTGCCGCAGGCTGTCAACAAGAGAAGACAGACGGGCATTATCTTTTTCAGCTTTTTCATTCTTTTTCCTTTCCGCATCTATCTTCTTGTTCAGAAGCTCTCTTTCAGCCTCCAAAGCAGCCTTAACCTTGTTCTGGTACTGAATCTCGTACTGAGTAGTCAGCTTCTCCGTCACCTCTACCGTAGTCTTGCGTACTATGTAGGGCTTGTAGACGGTTGGGCCCAGAAGAAGCAAAGCCAAGATGATGCAACAAAATACGAGTCTTTCCGTCATATCAGGTCTTTAATCCTTGGAGACACATCTTCTTCTCCGCATTACGTCTAGCCACTAATCCATTGAGTTTCCTGCCTCCTCCATACACCCACTTAGTGAGTTCATTGCAAGCCCCCACTCTGTCCCCTGCTTTCAGCTTCTTCAGGAGGGTGGACCGCTCAAAGGCTCCTAGCCCTACGTTATAGGCGAAGGAAACATAGGCATCTAGTTCACCCTGTGACAAAGGGCCTTTATAACGCGCTAAGACGCCCTTGGTGAACTTATTCACCTCAGCCTTGAGCATGTACTGGCACTCTGTCTTGGTACGCTTCATGCCCATAAAGACATTCTCAGTGTAGCCATAGCAGATGGTGGGGATTCCTACGGGGTCTTTGTACGCCACTGTAGAAAGCCCCTCATATCCTGCGATAGAGGCAATTCCGATGGCAGATACCTGTATTGCCCTTTTGATAAAGTCGAAATTCATTTACTTCTCCATTCCTTCCACCACCCCTTTATCTTAGGGACCATGAGAAAGATTATCTGTAAAACCATATATGTAAAGGTAGCTAATGCAGCCATCTCGCTCATTGACATACCTAGGAATGAATATGTCACACCTGCGGCTCCTATAGTTGTTTTTGTTGCTGCATCAGTTATGTTTGAGTCTAGGAATTTCATTAGAATGCCACCCACGTTACTATCGGAGAGTCTATGTTAGCCCCTGCAATATCCTTAGTTTCAAAGGTGTGGTCGTTACCCGAAATAGCTGAGTGTGTTACCAAAGCTGTTGCAGAAGTGATCTGAGGAACCATTTCCGTATCTGTATTCTGCCGTACAACAGTGTAATTACCTACACTATTCCTAGTCACACTAGCCACCCGGTACTGAGAGACGATAGTAACTGCCCCTGCCCCATCCACTGTAAACCTAACATATGCTTTACCTGCTCCAAGATCATCATTCAGAAGCTGTCCATTACCGGATACGCCTCCCACTCCATGAGCTGGCCCTGCATTGTTAAATTGTACATTACCTCTCAGCCTAACCCTGGCATCCCCATATACGGCAATGGGGGTGAGCTTAGTAACTGTACCGTCTGTATTGAAGTTGGAATCATTAACGCTCACATTAGACTCCCCCAATACTTCTAGGGCCACTGCCGTAGTGGCGTAGGAGGGATTGGAATAGATGCCGTATAAGGCTTGAAGCCCATTAACAGACATCTGGCTGTAGTTGATATACAACGCCCCGCCATTAATATTCTCACACCCACACCCGTTAAGAACCACTTCCTTGCAGCTCTCAAATCGATAGGCCCTAGCTGTATTATC